TTTATCTGATACACGACTTGATAATATTACATCACCACTATTTGAATTAAGAATTAATTTACCAACATTTGTACCACCATCATTGAGATTTATGACACCACCATCAGCATCAAGGATAATATCCCCTGCTACATCTATGGTCATGTCACCACTATTATTAGCTATGTCACCAGAAACAGTTACACCACTTGAAGTTGTTTCAAGCCTTTTACCTCCATTATGATACAATTCAAACGCATCATCTGCTGTGCCTTTTGCAAGAAACTCATCACTTGCAAGATTTACTACAGCAAAGTTACTAACTTGAAGGTCTAATGCACCAGTACCATTGTCTCTAATTATAGAGTTAGAACCATTATGTGATATTTGTAGGTCAGCATCTGCACCTAATTTTATTATAGCATTATCAGACATGTTAAGATGTGTAGTTAAAGTAATTTCATTATCAAACGTACCACCATCTGTTTTACTTACAGTGTCTGCTACAGAGAATACATCATATACTACGACCACAACTATGTCATCTGCACTTGCTCCTGTACCCAACACAACTGATGTGCCACTTGTTGCAGTGTAGTCTGCATCACCTAACTTTACACCATTTTGATACACATCAATATAAGTGCTATCTCTGTAGCTCAAACTTATATTCTCTGCTCCTGCACCACTAAATGTTGTCTGTGATGCTGTAGCAGTATAGGTATGTACCTTACGTACTCCGTTAGATGGAGATACTCCTAAGTATGCCATTGTTTACCCACCATTTTCTCTAAATGTTTTATAATTAGCCTTCACTGTATCTGTCCACACTGCATTGGCTACTGCTTGAACACTTGCATTTTCTGCACTTATGTCGGTGTCTGTGTGTGTCCACTTGTCATCACTATCTTTTGATGATGAGTAAGGTACTAATATATGTCTATGTATTGACCTACTAATTTCTGTACCATCCTCTTTTATAATTGTATCTGTTCTAACTTGGATATTCCACCCACCTACAACTTCAATTTTTGATATACTTGTTTCTTTTGTTATTGCCATTTGTTTTTCCTTTATGCTGTCTTATAAGTAATAGTGCCATATAAGTAAAAGTTTGGGTCTGTATTAGCTTGTGTAACATTTGCAGATTCATTTGCATTGTTAACTATAACTAAATTAATAATTGTTGCATTGGCACTTATTCTTCCCTCAATGTCACCAGTTACACTTGTAAAACCAGTTTTTGTTAAACTTGCGACTGCAAAGTAATTACTTACATTCTGTGACGTAAAAGGAACATTAACTCTAAAATCTCCACTAGCATTATTTTCATATGCATTTATGTAAAACCATACAGTAACTTGATTACCTATTTTAATATATGAACCCTGTCTAGAGAAGTACCCTAAATCACCTGCTGTAGTTGTAACTGAAAAACTTGGTGTCCATGTGCCTTCTTCGTAGTCATCTAAAAGTTCACTAGCCATAGATGATGATTGTGCTGTATTGTCACCAGTGGCACTAAAATCTATACCATTACCATTCGCAAGTGCTACATTACCATTTGTTAAAGTTATACCTTTTGCAAAAGTTGCTGCACCACCATCTGACATATCAAATGAAAGTGCAGTTACAGTAGAACCTCCATCATTGCCTTTAAATATTATGTCCTCGTCACTTGCGGCACTATTAATAATTAAATCACCAGTAGAGTTTAATAAATATGAATCAGTACCATCGTGATACAACTGAAAATCATTTCCAGCACCAAGCCTTATACCTCTACCATCAACAAAATCTGCATTGTGTGCAAAAGCCGCTCTACCACCATCAGACATATCAAGTGTAAGGGCAGTTATTGTAGAAGAACCATCAAGTCCTTGAAATATAATGTCTTTATCTGCACCTAATGAACCAATTATAAAATCACCTGATGAATTTTGAAGATTACCCCAATTCACTGTATCATCTTGTAAAACAATTTGACCAGAATCAGAGTTGATTATTAGCTGCCCTGCTACATCTAATGTTAAATTACCACTTGATAAATCTATCTCTGTTCCATCAATAGTTATGTTATCTACTGTAACACCACCATCGGCATCTACAGATGATGCACTTACTGCACCACTAAACGTGCCTGTAGTTGTATCAACAGCAGTTGCGATTATATCAGCAGGTGCTTTTCCTATGTATGGCATCTTATGTTATCTCCATATAACTTAGTATAACTGAAACTTTGTCTGCTACAGAACAGTCTACACTTATTCTGTCATCAGCATTTAAGATAATCTTGTTGCCTGACATAATCTCTACTGTAGAACCCACAGGTATAGGTATGTCCTTTACAAGATGTGCTGTAGTATTTTGTGTTGAGCCTGATTGATTTGTTGTACTTACTAGTTTAACAGAAGCTGTAACTTGTGCTGTATGAACATTTGCAAGACTTAATCCTATGATAACAGCAGTGGTGTTATCTGGACAATCGTATATCTCCTCAAAAGTTCCTGCACTTGCAGGTGCAACATCCCTCGTGCTTACTTTAAATGTATTTGCCATGTTATTATCCTAACGCTATTGCTAGTGCAGTTGGGTCATCTGTGGTAAAACCTGCACTACTTAAATATGTTTTAACATCTGTCAATGCTACTTGTTTCATTGTGCCATTGTCATTTGTTACTACTCTGTCTGCATCTACTAAAGTCGTAGAGGAAGCGGATGTATTACCATCCATAATATTAAGTTCTGTTGCTGTTGATGTTACACCATCTAAGATGTTTAATTCTGCTGCTGTTGAAGTAACATTTGTACCACCTATATCAAGAGTGGTTACAGATATCTCTCCTGCAACTGTTGCTATACCATCTGCTAGTGTTATTAAATCTGTATCATCTGTATGCCCTATAGTAGTGCCATTAACTATTACATTGTCAACTGTCAATGTAGTAAGTGTACCTACAGATGTTAAATTAGGCATCGCAGTTATTTCATCATCAAAGTAAGCAGATAAATCTGTGACTGCTACTTGTTTCATTGTACCATTATCATTTAATACAACCCTGTCTGCATCTGCCACTGTCACAGATGAAGCACTAGTATCTCCATCTAAAATGTTTAGTTCAGCAGGGGTAGATGTGATTGCAGTATTACTTGCTGCAGCTAATACAGGTATTGTGCCTGATTGATTAGGTAAATTTATAGTTCTATCTGCTGTTGGATCTACAATGGTAAGTGTAGTCTCGTGAGCATCGGCAGTAGCACCCTCAAATATAATTGCGTTTTGAGCGTTCATTGTGACTGTATCTACAGTAGTAGTCGTGCCTGCTACAGTTAATTTTGGTACAAGTAATTCACCTGTGCTTGGGTTGTATCTTAATGCTCCTGTGTCGTCTAATAAAGCATTTGATTCATCATGAAATACTACAGGAAAGTTTGTGTTCGCATTACTGTCAGTAACGGTTACTGTAGCTGCTAACGTAGAATTTGCTACTGTAACTCCTGCAATAACTGTGTTAAGTGCAGTACCATTAACTGTGATTGCATCTGCTTCAAGTGTTCCATCAATGTCTGCATCACCACTTACATCAAGAGAACCTGCATCAAGCTCACCTGTTAATGTAACATTTCTAAAACCTGTTATATCTTTATTACTATCTGTAACAACAGCTTTACTTGCTGATACATTACCTTGTGTAATACCATCTAATTGTTCTAATTCAGATTCTGTTAACTCTGCTCCAGAACCAAGTGTAAAATTACCACTAACTGTTAAATTACCTGCTACAGTTAAAGCACCACTTGCTACAGTTATAAGATCTGTATCGTCTGTATGCCCAATAGTTGTTCCATTTATAACAACATCATCTATATCAAGTGAACCACCTGTAATTAAACCTGTAGTTGTGATTGTAGATGAGCCAGTATCAATAGTACCAAACCCACTTGTAATGCTACCACTATTTAATGCACCCACTGTTGTCGCAGCAGTGGTTACAAGATTTGGCATTGCAGTTATTTCATCATCAAAGTAAGCAGACAAGTCAGTGACTGCTACTTGCTTCATTGTACCACCATCATTGAGCACAACTCTATCTGCGTCTGCTACTGTTACTGAACTTGCAGAAGTGTCACCATCAATTATGTTAATTTCTGCGGCTGTAGACGTTATTGCTGTGCCATTAAAATTAATAGCATCAAGATAAGCAACACCATCAATGTATATATCTTTCCACTCTTTACTAGATGAACCTAAATCATAAGTACCATCATCGTCAGGTATAATGTTAGAATCTACTTCACCACCAAATACAATGTTATCTGTGTTAGCATCACCAAGAGTTAGTGTGCCACCATTGAATGTAGTTGTGCCTGTTACAGTAAGATTACCACCTATAGAGGCATTACCACCAACCACTAAATTACCAGCTACGTTTGTTAATGCTTCTAATACGTTTGTGCCATCACAATACACAAACCCAGTTGTACCATCTGGTATAGCAATACCACTACCTGAAGCTGTTTTAACTGTAATTGTTTGTCCAGTAGCATTCTTAACTATGTAAACTTTACTTGCTGCAGGGCATATTACAGTGCCTGCACCACTTAAATCAGAGGTTGTATCTGTTAAATTTAAAATAGCTGCTCGTGATTCAGAGGTTGTGCCATCTGCTGTGGATAGTGTAGCAGAGTTTGTACTCCAGGTGTTTATAGTCTTTAATCCAGCAACAGCTTCTTCTATCATAGAAGTTACTTGTTGGTTAACAGTGTCACCCCAAGTACCTGTCAATTCTCCTTGTGTAGGTAACGCTAATTTTAAAGATGTAGTATACGCTGTAGCCATTTATAAAACCTCACGATTACTTAAATTATTACACGAACAAGTTAATATATGCAAGAACTTCATCTTAACTCCATCACAGTATGCGTATGATCGCATTGTTAGCATCAGCTATGGGAAACGATATAACAAAGTTCCCAGAACTAGATTGTTTATTTTCTCCAAAGTCAATAACTGCTATTGCAGGGTCGCCTGTTGCACTCTTATATATTAAAGCTCCTCTAGCTGTTATAGAAGAAGAACTCCAAGTAACGTCAGAAAAATCTAAAAAGGCTGTAGTGCCTGATGACGCAGGGTTTGCTGCTATGGTGATAGCCTTACCACCTGCATCATATCCTGTGCCTGACACTTCATTAGTTGTGCTGTAAGCTGTAGTCGCAGCACTTAAATCTGCAGAAGATGTATATAAAGCTATTTTAAAAGACTGAGATGTATCGCTACTAAAATCCATCTCTCCATTTAGTAGAGCTACTTTAAACGATGTACACATAGCCTGTGTTATAGCCATCTATATCTCCTAACCCACATTAGTCTTAAACTGTCCAGAACGATAGTAATCTTGTCTAAGCTTACCATCTCCAGCTTGTTTAAGTAATGTTATAGCCTGTAAAAAATGCTTATCATATAAAGCTACCATATCAGGTTCGCCTTTTTGAAATCTAATTGCCTCAAGTAATGTACCATTTAACAATGCTGTATCGAAGTTATCTCCAAGATATGTGCCGCCTGCAGTCACAATAGATGTAGGATACTTTGCGTATATGTGTTCTAATGTATAATTAGCATCTGGAATTGGAGAAAACATAAATCTTACATTTGAACCTGAAGTGCTATGATAAGCATAAAACTTTGGTAACCCACGTTTAGCAGTTGTAGTCACAGGATATGCCTCTCTTAAAAAATTAGAGTCTTTATTTAATAAGAAAGTCTGAGTATCATTATTTACTATTGCTAAACTATAAGTGTATAAATACCCATCAGGTGTAGTATACAGCTCATTACCAGCAGTTAAACTACTACTATCAACATTACGCATAGCTGGTAATTCTACAGAATTAAATATCTTCTGCTCTGCCTGTTGTGCAAATAAAGCGTGTTGATCCGCTGTAAACGTCTGTTCACATATTTCTTCTACATTCGCTTTTAAACTTGTATAATTCATAATTTAACTAGCCTTAAAAGAAAAACCTTTTTTAGCACAACCTGCGCCTCTAGCTTTAATCTTACCACCGATTAAACCACCATTACTATACTTTTCCACCATACCACCTTTTTTCATAAAACCCATTTTTTTAACCACATCTGGCCTTTCCTTTTTTAATGCTTGTAATCCTTTAGCATTAGCAGGTATTTTTTTGCCTCCAGGGTTATTAATTTGTTTTCCCATATCAGATCTGTTCATATTATTCTCCTTATGAAGTAGTTACTGTTACTTGCCCCACGACCACAGACGCAGGGAAACTTAATTTATGAAACTCAGAACCTGAATATATTAACGCTCTACTGGACGGATAACCAGCAAAATCAGGTCTTGGATCACGTATAGCTTGAGGATCGTGCACAGGAAACATACCTTGTCTATTCTGTGGATGGTCGGGACCCCAACATTCTATACATGCTTTTAAATTAGTATTGTTACCTCTTACTATTAAATCACGTAGTTCCTTTAATTTATATCTGAAACCACATATATCACATTCGGCTAATGCTTTGTTATTAGTTGCAAACCTATTTGACATACCTAAATCCTATTCACACGAGGAACAAAATGTTCCGATGTTTTTTCTCTATCTTCTCCAGCAGCTAATCCGTATTGTTCGTCATATGCTGCTTTTAACATTTCTATTCTTGGTGCTAGTTCAGGTACTTTCATAGCTATGTGATAAGCTAAACCTGCTACTAAACAAGGTAAGAAACGAAAAGTCATATCTGCAGTTTCTACACCACTGCCTGCATCTTCTATTCTTCTCATTCTATAGTATACAAATGTGTAACTGGTATCAGGTACAGGCCACAAGTTTATTCTAGGGGCTGCAGCTAAACGCTCGACCCATACCTGAATCGGTCTACCTCTTGTCAACTTGTTCGGTATTGATGCGTATGTGCTCACACCTATACGACTTATGGTAAGATCAGATTGTGTAGTGGTATTACCTGCATTTGT